TCGCCGCAGCGGTTTATCCCCACCCGGAACGCTCGCGGCTCCGTAATGGTGATGGTGTAGCCCAGGCTGGCGGCAAGGCTCTTAAAGTAAGGGATTGACAGCCCACCTGTGGCGGCCATCCTGACCAGGATGTTCTGCCGCCGCTCCTGTTGTGTTGCTCCTTCACGGGGGACAATGCCGTACACGCGCTCCCAGTCGGACAGCGTCATCGATGCCTGCAATGGGGTGATTTGTGCCAGAACGCTTGCCGCTGATGCCTTCACGGCCTCCATGACGTCAGCCTCGGCGGTCAGCTCCGCGGAAATATATTTCCCGTTCTGGTCATAACTGACAGGCGGCAGCATGGCGCGAAATAAATCGACCATATTCATGAATCACCCCTCACGCGGAAAAGGCTGAATATCAATATTTCCCGGGCGCAGCCATTCCCACGTTGACGCGTTAATAATGGCTTTTACATTGTCTGCTGGCGTAATGATTCGCCGGTCACTGACACCGGAAATTAATGAAATCTGGGTTTCCAGTTGTGAAATAATTAATTCCTGCCCCGGCTCCAGTCGGTTCATAAAATCCGTGATAACGTCAGTTATCTGCGGTTTTATCTGCTCAACGGTCAGGCCGCTGGTTTTTACCCGAACAACGAAATCAACGGCTTTTTTCGTCGGGGCCAGTACCATTGTGTCCTTCGCTGTGACCGGGCGGACTTCCTCAATATGCGCCAGCACGGCATTAATCAGTTCCTGCGAAGGGAGGTCATTGGCTGACGTAATGGCCACATCAACCGTCCCCAGCCCACGACGTAACGGCTCCACATACGCAGACGTAACGCCATCCACTTCCAGCGCCCAGCGTTTGTAATCATATTTGTTACCGCCAGCGGGCGGCCTGCGCAGAATATCCAGATAACGCGCCAGCAGGTCGGCGTCGCTTTCCCTGTCCGTTCCGCCGGTCAGGGATTTAATCGTCACCGTGCTGTTGATGCCTTCCGGCGGGCTGACCAGCGTTGCCGTCTGCGTCGTGGATGCATTCGTCTGTGCACCCGTGGCGGTGCTTTTTACCGTCACCTCCGCACTGCCTTCATCACCGATGGTGCAGTCTGCTGTGGTGGCCACGCTGACACCTTCACCACGAATTTCCGCACCAGCTGGCAGCGTCTTACCGGGTGTGCCGGTAATCACCACCGGACCGGATGAGGCTGTTGCTTTTTTACGAAAAACATTGCGCGTGCGACAGTGCAGCTCCAGATATTCAGGGTCTGCCGTGTCAGGGAACACCTGACGGAGTATCCACCCCTGATGCATATACAGCCCGTCCGCCACGCCGGATACGGCACTGGCACGAATGCGGTAATCGCTGTCAGCGCCGGTGTCGATGGTTTCTCCCGGCAGGGCGTTAGCGATATCACGTAGCTGGCGTTCTGTGTTTTCAGCAACGCCCGGAACAGGAAACGGCATTACATAATCCTCACAGGGTGTTCAAACGTCTGCAGTGTGCCCGCGTTATCCGTGACGGTGATTAACAGCAACAGCCAGCCGCGCTGACCCGCTTTCGTGTCAACGGTAATGGATTTTGCCCGCCCGTCATCAAGCAGGGGCTGAAGTGCCTGGCTGGCATACTGCGCCGCCAGCCTGTGAACACGGGAAACGTCTTTTTCCCGCTTCAGTTCGTGCAGGCGTGACCCCAGCGACGCATCCGCCCAGTAACTGCCAAGCGGTGTCGCCAGTCGCAGATAAACCGCGTTATGGAGTGTATAAATCCGGCGGCGTTCGTAGTCGCCGGTTGCAGGTGAAATCGTCTGGTCCATGCCGCCAGTCTGGCAGCATGGACAGGTCAGAATCAGGTGAGGGTGTTCAGCACTTAATTATGCGGCAGGCCAGATATGCCGTGAGGGGTATCGTGTTTATGCGTTCCGATTTTAACGCCATTAATGGTGACGTCAACGGAGGTAATCACTCCACCCACATGGTTGATATCGCCTTCAAAGGTGGCAGTGTATCCCTTGCCCCCACTGATGGCCATGCCACCGTTGCCGGTGATTTTGCCTTCCACCGTCAGCTTGTCACTGGCTGTCAGTAACGGTGTTGTGAATGCGGCGCTTTCCTCTGCCTCAACCTCATAGCGTTTGCATTTCACCCGGTAAACGTCACAGTCCGTTTCAACAACCCGCCCGCGTTTCAGTACGATTTTCGCGCCTTCATCGGTATACAGGGCCACCTCGCCGGGCTTCAGTTCCGTCAGGCGATATGCGCCGTGCTCTGTGGCCACGACGACGGTATGGGATGTATTGCCATTCAGCGGAACGGCAATACCCATTGAGCCGGGCGGCGGGGATGTGGTGAGGCCGTAATGCTGAAAATACTCCGCACCGTCCAGCTGTTCGCCTGCCAGCCCGTTAAGCTGAAGCAACTGTACTTTGGTCGAACTGTCCACCGTACCGGTCACCACCCTGAACGCCTGGCGAACGGCGGCTAGTGCCTGCTGTACGCGCTGATTAACCTTGTCCCACATCATTTCTCCCAGACCTTAACAATAGCGACCTCTTTTTTCTTTTTGCCCCTGCGGTGATGGCGTTTCTTCTCGCGCGGGAAGGCGTCAGGTATCCACACGCCGTCCTCCTTAAAGCGGAGCCGGGTTGTCTTCCCGTTACGGCCTCCGCTGAACTCACGCCCCATCAGGAAAAAGATGGCGTCGATGCCGTGGGGTTCGCTGACAATCCGCACACGCTGCCCGGGCTGCCACAGGACACCGTCCGCCGTGCGATGACCTGCAACCAGTGCGACGATATCCAGCCCCGACAGGCGGGCATCACTCATCATTTTTTTGGCGCGCCAGTTCACCTGCTCCATGTTACTGGTGTCGCCCTGGGTGATTATCTGCGGGCGGTAATAATCCACGGTGGGGTCGGTGGCCACGGCTTTCATGTTGTGAATGCCTGTCTGTCCATTATCCGTATTACCGCTGTCCTGCCCGGATAATGTGCGCACGCTGCCGTCCTCGTTCCAGATGTCCAGTGGCACCACGGCCACCTGTTTCTTGCTGTCTGCGCGGCGGGCGTGGCTCTGGGCCAGCACCGTCAGCTCGGAGAAACAGCCGTTAATGGACCGGGTATCGTCCAGCTCCATCACGTTGTTCCCGGTGCCGTCCAGCTTCATAATCAGCGTGTCCACCGGCGTGGTGGTGTAGTCAGGGCCACCCACAACCAGCGTCCCGTCAGGCTCAAACCACGGCCATAAGCCGCGACCGGCGGCAGCTTTAGCCAGTGCATCCCACGCACGCATCCCCGGCTCTATAACAACCTTGTCATTACGTGACACACCGGACGCCTGAATACGGATGCGCTGTATCCCCAGTGGTCTGACAATCCTGTCGATGACCTCGTCCAGTGTCAGCTGGTTGGCGCTGAACACCGGCGCGGCACAGTCCACCAGGATGGCGGCATCATCACGCCCGGACAGGGTCAGTGTGCAGTTCTGACGGGATACACTGCGGCGCACGCTGTCCACGCGACCACTGAGCACCGTCTCGTCTCCCACCTGCAACCGGACCGGCGCACCCCGGACGATATCCGCCGGGAACACCTTTTCAGGCAGTCCCAGCTGAAGCTGCCAGCCGTCGGCGGCTTTCAGGAAATCGCTGTCAATACGATAACTGCTCCAGTCAGAATGCGACCTTCCGGCAATGACCAGGCTGATTTTGTCGTCGTTATTTTGCATAGGCATTAATCACCATCCCGGCGGTTATGTTGTTCGGGTCACGCAGCTGCGGGTTCAGACGTTGCAGCTCTGCCGCACGGCTGTAATCACCGTACCACTGCCACGCCAGCAACAGCAGACAGCTGTCCGCCTGCACCTGTTTCTGCGTCAGCGGTGGGCGGCGAGACAGAACCAGCAGGCCGACATCCTGCACGGATGCCGCCACGTTCTTCATGCTCTGAATGATTTCCGGGTACATCAGCCCCAGCGGTGATGCGGTTTCGGTTATCCGTTCGCGTTCGCCTTCATAGCGTTCACGGAACAGCGTGATGGCTGCCTGTAAGCGGGTGCGCACATCCCCGACCAGTCGCCCGATATCCGCCGGTATAAGCTGCTCTGACTGGGCCTCATCTGACAGTATCGCCGTCGCCACGCTGGCCAGCTCTGAGGCTGCCAGAACCGCATATGCCGCTTTCACGTCCTGCACGTCTTCCACGGACGCATCCGGCGGAAGTGCCACAGACGGCGTTTTATCACCGCTGACCAGTGCGACCGGCAGCGCGACCAGCTCATCCATATCTGCCATCACCTCATTCCAGCAGGTCATCACGGTCGCAGAACTGGCGACGCTGTCTTCTCCGGTCAGTCCGGTCGTGGTGGCGGAATCAGTACGCTCCAGCACCGGCACCGCGTGCCCGACATCTGATGAGTGGATTTCCAGCACCTCTGCCAGCCCGCCGATAAACTTTCCGGGTTCGCTGGCCAGCGACATCATATTGTCGATGGATGAGAGAAAATCGCTTTTGAACGTCAGCAGGGTATTTACCAGCGTGGCGCGTACCGTCTGGATTTTTTTAATCACGCTGTTAATGGTCTTTAAAGGGGCCGTAACAGCGTCAAATAATTCGCTTAACTGTGCCAGTAACTTATCCAGTTCTTCAAATAACTGCTGTGCAAACAGCTCCGGTAACGGAGTGCTGAACAACGCGCTGCCGGTGCGGTTCTCCAGAAAACTCATGTCGATGGTGCAGCTGTCCGGGCTTTCTGCGTCATGGCGGATGCTGTAGCCGGTCACAATCACCGACGGTACGGAGCCATAAACCGGGTGAATCAGCTCACCATCACCGCCTTTATCCAGGGCGGCTATCAGCTTTTCAAGTTTATATTCGTAATATTCCCCCCACAGGAACGCCGTCATGCGGAACGGTCGCGCCTTGCGTCCGAGGTCGTGCAAATCTGCCCCGTCAACAAACGGGTATTCATAGACCGCATGGTCGCGGCTGATTTGCTCATCCGTGTTCAGTACATCAAACTGCACACCGCGAAAGGAAGCGTTTTGCAGGTTTTCAGCCCAGCCCATCAGTAAGTTCCTCCCGTGCCTCTGTTACCGTCCTGAAGGTTGTATTTATTCACTGCTTCCGCCACGACCTGACCATCGAGCACCAGTTGTGTGGTGAAATTAATGGGGCTGGCAGGTGGTCCCCAGTGCGTGAGGTATTCCGGCTGGGTGATGCGTCCGGCTTGCGTTGATGCTGATTCAGGCGTTGTGTTTCCTGCGGCTTTGTTGACCTGCGCCGGTGATGGCAGGGCATCAGCTGCGGCTTTTTTCCTGTCTTCCTCCCAGCGCCTCAACCACTCCTCGTTTTCGGTGGAGTAGCCTTCCCCAAACTGCCACCACGGCTGGTATTTTTTACGGGCGGCGTCGATGATTTCCTGGGGGTATCGGGCACGGATGCGCTTCCAGCGTTCTTCGCTTCCTTCGACGGCGGCGTCTTCTTCCGGGCTGGTTGCGGTGGCCAGTGCCGTAACGGTGCCACCGAAAGAAAGCAGGCTACCGGCAATGCCGGGGATTTTAAATCCTTTGCCTTTTTTGACCGTGTTTTCAATGACATCACCGACAACCTCGCCAGCCTTGCCACCGGGTTTACCCCCGGTCAGGATTTTGATCCCGGCCCATGTCAGAGCCGCTGCGGTCATCGCTTCAATGGCGGGGGGGGGGGGGGCGCCACCCCCCGCGCC